GCGATAGGAGAAGAGTATTACCCCCAAAGACGAATTGTACCAAATCGCTATGGAGCTGGAACGCTTCTCGGAAGAAGTATTGAGTGAAGAACCGGTAAAAAAAACTACAGGCATTTGTTGATAGAATGATGGATGTAGCTAGGAGATTAGACTGGCACCCAACAGAACGCAATGGGAAAGGAGAAAAAAAGATGGGAATGTTTGACTACATAAGGTGTCAATATCCGCTCCCCATAGAGGGGGCAAACGATATTATTTATCAAACCAAGGATATGACTGAATGGCCTGGGCTTAATGTGTATGAAATCAGGAAAGACGGGACAATCTGGCGTGAGGATTACGATATTGTGAACAAGGGCAAAAAGTATGGAAGCTCGGTAGATCAATTCTGTGGATGCATGGCACGAACAAACCATAGATGGAATAAGATTAATTTCACGGGAGAAATACGGTTTTATAACTTCCTTGATCCGGATGGCTGGATGGAATGGTCCGTATATTTTGTCAAAGGCCAGCTTGTGAGTGGGCCTCATGCAATAGAAGTCAGAAAGCCCTCAACCTGAAGAAGATGGACGAGAAGAAGGGCGATAAGGAGGAAGTCAAAAAGTAAATGACTTCGACAGAGCGCGAACGATTCCTCAATGAGCATATCAAATGGGTGGAGCGGATAGCCGACAGGATGAACAAATACAATGACCAGTATCGCCCCATGTCCCGCGCCGACCTCATAGCCTGCGGGATAGCCGGGTTATGTGATGCTCTGAACAGGTACGATGAGTCGTATCGCGCTCTGTTTAAAACATATGCTAGTCGGAGGGTGGAAGGGGCAATCCTGGATGGGATTAGGGATTGGTCGTATCACACCAGGACACAGAGGCCAGAGATAGTGAGTTTCGAGGGGCTGACGGCCACTATTGTTACCGAGGAGCGTAAATACAAGGATGAGCCCCGGTTCATCCCCAATACCGACGCGTCAATCGATCTCGAAATCCTTCTGGGTAAACTCCCACGAGACGAGGAACGGGTCTTGCGCCTCCGATACTACGCCGACATGCCCCGTAAGGATATTGCCCTGACGCTCGGGTGCTCAATCAGGCATGTGGACGACCTGAGAACGCGTGGCCTTAACCGGATGCGCGAGATGATGCGTGACTAATCCTCATCGCCCAGATAACTCGGCATATCATCCATGCTGCGAGACTTGTATACATAGGGATCGGAGGGCTTATACTCCTGTAATTCGGTGGGCTGCTTCCGATCATCGAGATGCCGACGCGGAGAGGTGTCGGTGTAAACATCGGTATTACCCATGTGATTCATAATCCCCGAGTGGCCCTGGTTGTCTGAATACACGTGGGCTCCTCCCATCTCCTGCATCATTCCCGAGTAACCGTTCGGGCCGTGGACAACCGTGGCATTTCCCATGCGCTGAATGATGTAGTCCTCAGCGAATAAGGGCAGGGCCACGAAAGAGCATAGTACAACCAGCATCGTTTTCATAATTTACCTCCTATATATTATAATAACGCCATATACCCCATCCGTCAACATTGGGAATTATCCCCGATATCCCTTACATACCTCCTTTCATTCGGCCCGAGTGCACCGGGCCAATTTTTTAGGAGCAGGATATGACAGACACGGCGAGATACGACAGGGCATTCAAAGAGGTCGTCGGTTACGAAGGCGGGTATGTCGATGACCCGAACGACCACGGCGGGAAAACCAAGTACGGCATTTCACAGAAAACCTATCCAAACCTTGATATAGCAAACCTCACGCTTGATCAGGCCAAGGCGATCTACTGGCGGGACTTCTATCGTGCATTAAGCCTTAACGCTCTGGAAAACGAACAGGTTGCCTTGGAAATATTCGACACAGCAGTAAATTGCGGAACAGGAATGGCCGTAAGGATCGCGCAGAGAGCGCTCAGGTTTCTCGGTGAGGATATTCAGGTTGACGGAAAGATAGGGCCACGGACCATAGAGAAGCTGAACGCATGGTCGAAACGAGATCCTGAATCCCTCCACAAGGCACTCAACGGTTACCAGTTCGCCCGGTACGCAGCCATTATAGAAGCCGACGCTTCACAGGCCAAGTTCGGTCGAGGATGGCTCAGAAGGATTCAGGGATACAGGAGGGGAGCATGAAGAAGTCAGAACGTGAATTAATCAGGCTGTTTTACCAGAGCATACCGACCGCGCAAGACAAGGCTATATTCCAGGCAGTTATGGGCCGGAGCAAGGAGGAGCGCCTAGCATACATCGGTGAGATGCTCAACAAGAGCGTACCCATTACCCCGGAGTTATCGGCGGCGATCCTTGCGGCAACTACGCTCACCAAGGAAGACCGTGTGATGATCTTCTCCAACATTGTCCGTCAGTGGCTTTTCTCTCTCCTGGGCTTCTAGCATGGGGAGCGTGGTACACATCGGACGAGCGCACGGCGCGGATCTTCGCGGCTCTGGAGATAGCGCAACTCATGGGCGATAAACTTTTAAAACTCACACCCAAGAAGCAGGAGTTTGTGCGGCAGTATCTCATCGACCTGAACGGCACACAGGCCGCGATACGGGCAGGGTACAGCGAAAAAACCGCCAATGAGCAAGCATCGAGGCTGTTATCCACTGTTAAAATTCAAGAAGCCCTCGTAGAGCTCCGTGAAGAATTAACCAAAAAAGGCAAAATCGCTAGTGTTGACGAGGTATTAGAGAGTTACACAAAAAGCCTGCGGTTCGATCCAAGGAAGCTTTACGACGATACCGGCACACCCCTTTCACCTCATGAACTTGACGACGACACCGCAATGGCCCTCGCTGGCATGGATGTAACGGAGAAGATAATCGAGACGGCAACCAAAGAGGGGTCAAACACCACATCCTTCAGGAATACCAAGTATAAATACCCGGACAAGAAGGGCATCCTGGACAGTCTTGCGAGGATACACGGTCTTTTCAACGACAAACTCAATGTGAGCGGCGACAAAGATGAGCCAATCTGCATCAACATCACCCTCAACCGCTCCTAAAACTCCTGATTTCGACCGGGAGTTGGCCTCCTTCACATCCCGGCAGATGGAGGCGATACGTCACCTTGACTCCGGCAAGATCAAATTTCTCCTGTACGGCGGCGCATTAGGTGGGGGAAAGTCCTACTTCCTCCGCTGGTACGGTGTTCGCAGGCTCATGGTGCTGTTCATGCACTTCGGGATTAAGCAGGCCGTTGGAATGCTGGCCTGTGAAGATTACCCCTCCCTGAAAGACCGGCAGTTATCGAAGATATCCCGCGAGTTTCCTGCCTGGATGGGCAAGATGCACCAGGATCACAGGGACTATGGCCGGTGCTTCATCCTTCACGAGAAATGGGGAGGCGGGGTGTTGTGCTTCAGGAACCTCGACGACCCGAGCAAGTACGCATCGGCAGAGTTTGCCTTCATTCTTGTGGATGAGCTTACCAAGAACTCCTACGATGTGTTCACCTTCCTCCGCACACGGCTTCGGTGGAAGGGTCTTACGGACGTTGAATGCCAACTCATCGGGGCCACGAACCCCGGCAGCGTGGGCCATGGGTGGGTTAAGCAGTTATGGATGGACAAACTGTTCGGGGATGAGTGGATTTACCCGTTTGATTACCGCTCACAGTTCGCCTATGTGCCGTCCCTGGCCGATGATAACCCGCACCTCGACGCATCCTATTGGGCCATGCTCGAAACCCTGCCCGAGAATCTACGCAAGGCATTCCGTCATGGCGATTGGAACATATTCGTAGGTCAGGCGTTCCCCGAGTTCTCCCGTGAAACCCATGTAATCAAGCCCATCCCGGTCCCAGACAATGCCCCGCTCTACATGACCTATGATTGGGGCTTCGGGAAGCCTTTCAGTATCGGCTGGTGGTGGGTGGACGCAGACGGGAGGATATACCGCTTCGCCGAGTGGTACGGGTGGAACGGTTCGGCTGACACGGGAATGAGGATACCCGATTCGGACGTTGCCATAGGCGTGAAGGAGCGAGAGGAGGCCCTTGGCATAACCGGCAAGAAGATCATTCGCCTGTGCGACCCGACGTGCTTCAATAAAAAGCCCGACTACAAAGGCGGGGGCCAGGGTCCGAGCACCGCCGAAGAGTTTTCCAAGTTCGGCATATTCCTGTCTCCCGGCGACGCAGACCGCAAACTCAAGATTCGCCAGTTCAGGGAGAGGCTGAAGCCGCGCAAAGAGGACGGCGGCAGGCCCATGATGTACGTCTACGACACCTGTACGCAGTTCATCAGGACGATTCCCAACCTCATCATGGATGAGAACAACGTGGAGGATGTGGACACCAAGGGCGAGGATCACCAGTTTGACGAAGCCTGCCACATCTGCATGGCACGGCCCATCTCGATGACTCTCTCTGGCATACGTCCCTCCATGTACGACCGCCGCCTCGACGAGCTTGAGAAAACCCACCGCGACACCTGGGAGGATGCCCTGATCGCTGAAGAGAGGGCAATCCAGAAAGAGCTTGGCCTCGACCCGCTCCCGGCAGAGATGCCCGTGGAGGACCGGGGAGGCATGGAACCAATTTCGACCACATGGTGAAAGGAGAAATATAATGTTCATGATCACCCTCTATCCGCACGACATCATGCTCGTTGTTATAGGGATAGCCATCGGCCTTGCCTTGCTCAAGATCGGG